GTTTTTGTTGTGATCACAACAAATGTTCTGGCGGTGTACGAACGCTTGTTGCAAGCAGTCGGCACGACGATTCAAGGCGCTGTGGTTGCCGGTAGCATCGACCTCATCGATTCTGCTGATCGAGTGCAACGCATGGATTATATTGCTGACCCAACGAGGTTTGACACTGCTGATCTGAAGTGTGATCTTCCTTGCATCATCTATGGCCCTGGACTCATGGAAAACTTTGTGGTCGGTACGAGCTTGAGCGCTAGCGATGACTTCGATTATCCGATTCTGGTTTCAATCATTGATCGCAAAGAAGCGCGATACATGGCTAACAATCCGGTCTACCTGCAAGGGCGTGAAGTGGTTCGACAGTTGTTCAATCAGCGCAGAGTGTCAGGCGTTTTTGAGAGCAAGACGAGCCAAGTTCAGTTTGAAATTGCACTTGATCACTCGAAAGAGGAAGAGAACTGGCATCAGTTCGCATCGGCTCTTCGCCTCATTTGCTCTACCAGAGAGTTGCGTTGGTCATAAACTAGATTTCAAGTCACGATCTGCCAAGCTGGGGGATGATCCATGTCAGCTAACATTACCACATATCGTAAAGTAGCATTCGGCACAGCCAACCCCCCGGTGAATGCGCTCGAATGGTTTGGCGATCTGAACTTTGGTAAGCGTGGCACTGTGATTGTGCTAGAAGGCGTTCGTGGCACAAGAAGCCGAATTGTCGAGCGTACCCGTGATGGTCTCTATACTGTCGGCGGTGTGCTTCAGCTTCAGCCTTGCTATCTCGATCTTGATACGATTCTTCCGCTGATCGCTGGCGGCACGAAAAGCACGAACAACATTCCATTCACTGAGTTGCTACCCACGTTCTATGTCGGCATCGACAAGGGCGCTGCTCATTATCTTTACAGCGGCTGCAAAACTTCTGTAGCTGTGTTCTCTGGCTCGACTGGCAATCCACTATCGCTGCAATGGGGTATCGAAGGGCTGACCGAGACGCCCGGCACGATCAGCGGTTTAACTGCATTGACGCCAAGCGTTGTTACGCCGTATATGTTCCATGACGCTGTGCTGACCATCGCCAGCACTTCTTATGAGTTCAGGGAATGCCAAGTCTCTATCGATCATCACTTGATCCTTGATCGATTCATGAACAGCCAGAGCAGGACTGAGCTACCTGAAACTGATCGCACAGTGACAGTTGCTTTGTCGCTGCCTTACAATTCGACGACTCTTGCTCTGTATGACACCGGCGTGTCTAGCGCTGCTGTGGTGCTCACCTGGACGAATGGATCGCTATTCTTCAAGATCACTCTCCCTGCTGTTCAATTCCCTGCTCAACCGCCTCAGATGCCAGCACGAGGCGAAGCAATGCTTCCTCTCGTTGGCGTGGCCCGCAAGACTGGCTCAACTCTGGAAATCACCTTCGATAACAAGAGCAGCTAATGACATACCTGATGTACATCATGGCAATCGCAATGCTCTTGCTTTTCACCATCAAGCCTAGACCCAAGTTAAGTTTCATTGAATTGGCAATGCTGACAGTGGGATATGCCTTGCTTTCTTTCATGGTATGGCAATGAAACCTCCCTTGTTGATGCGGGCAAAAGCGGGAATGTCGAGATTCATTCCCGCCCAGAGTCCCGCTGAAAGGCATCGTCAACGTCTCTCTTGGGCGCTCAAGTGTCAAGAAGAGATGCAATCATTCTGTAATCGATACGGCATCACCTTCACGCTCATTGATCATGAGCGTTTTGTATTTGTCAAGCGATCACGCCGCATCGACTGGTGGCCTCAAATAGCTCACCTGATGCTTGACGAAAAGTGGACGGATGTTGTTCAGGTGCATGATTGGGATCAGTGCAAATATATACTCAATCAGTACCTCGTGAAAAAAGTGAAGGGGAATAATCGTAAGTGGTTCATCACAAAGAGAGCCAATATAAAGTCAGACAGCTAGGCGATCACCACACTTTCCATAAGCAAAGGACAACGATCATGGACAACACTCTTGCCACTGCTGAACACGTTGAAATCAATGCAGCAACGCTGATGAGACGTGGAACAGAATTAGGCATCTCATCGTCTTCGATGGAGTTGTGCCACAAGACGGAAGGAATCGACGCCCTTTCCAAGATGATCGAACAAAAGGCGTCACAGAAAAAGGATGAAGAACATGAGCGCAGAACAGACAGCACAGCAGAGCCAATCACAGAAGACAGCACCTCTTGATGAGATGCCTGAGTTCATTGATGATGGGTGGAATGCAGATGCTACTATTGATCCAGTTCCCAACCTTCATCGTGGAATGAAGTTCAAGTATCGCCCTCTCGGCTTTTTCAAACGTCGTCAAGAGTCTCGTGACTACGAAAAAATCACCGATGAAGACGCCAGAGACATGAAACGCGCTGAGCAGATGAAGACTCGACTCATTAGCTGGTCTTACAATGCTCCGATCACGATTGAAAACATTCTCAACTTGCCGCCTGTCGTGTTCGTGAGATTGGAAGCGATCATGAACGGTATGCAGCCCGGCGATAGCGTGGTGATCGAAAGAAAAAACTGAGAAGAGCCTTGTATGTATCTCTCGTACACTCGTACCTGCCGACATGCGAGGAATGCAAGGCTTATATCTACAACATCAAAACAGGGGAGCCTTTAGTTCGTGGTGGTCAAAAGTGCAAGCGATCATTCGGAGTAAAGACCCCCTGCCATGAATGCCCGAAGTTAAGCAGGTCAGATCAGTTGACAGATCCACGCCCAGAGAGGGCAGTAGAGCCAACTGATCGAGTGAAGCAGAGCTATTACTACTATCGCCATTGCGAAGTTGACAAGCATAACATGATGCCTGTCGATAGTCTTGTCCTCGAAACGAACGCAATCTGTAGAATGGCGGAGGAAGATGCTCGTGCTGCCCAGGCACCGCCGATCATCTTGGCGGCTTCAATGTCTAACTCAGGCGGCGAATAATGTTTCCATCAGGCGGGCAGGAAGTCACTGTCAAGGTCAACCTGAAACTTGATCAGGACTCCTTGTCTGCGCTGAACCCTATTGGTAGTGCTGCAAAGAATCAGCAGCAAACAATCCGACAAGCAACTGGCGGCAACTCAATGACCGCCGCCATGTCTGCTTATTCAGCAGTGAGCTACCCCAAGCATGGTAGCTTCAATATGCCTGCGCTGTCGAGCCAAGGCGACTACGAAAATACTCCCTATAGTCTCTCGCCTCATATCGTTGCTCAGAAGAAACAGAGAGCGTGGGACAACTACGCCATGAACATTGCTGGCGGGACTGGCAATGCAGCAAGTCTGGGCTGGGGTGGGCTGTCAGAAGAAAGCGCGTTGAACCCTTCAAAGAATCGTGGTGGTGCAACGATAGCAGAAATCAATGGAACAAAAGAGCATCTGAAAAGTTTTGGTAAAGATGTAACGAAAGCAGCCGCCAGCCTCACTTACTTAACGTCTCAATCGCATGGCTTCGCCGCTGCCATGCAAAGAGCAATCAGCGTGTTGGCGACAGTTCAAACGATTTCCAGCAGTGCCAGCGCTCTTGGATCGCTTGGCAGTGCTTTGTCGAGTGGTGGGGTAAGGGGCTTGATCGGTGCTGCTGGCGGCGCTGGTAGCATGCTCACTGCTGGTGCTACGCTTGGCGTTGGGCTTGCTGGCTATGGTCTCTATCACGGTACTGAAAGCGGCGACAGCTATTTTGGTAGTCTGCGGCGAACCTATGCAGACATTTTTGGTGGCGGTCGTGTCAATAGTCGGGGGATGTGGATCAGCCAAGATCGACAGCAAGGGAACACGAACTATCGTTTCTCTGAGAGCATGCGTAGGACTGCCATGCAAGCTCCTGGCCAGTCGATTCAAGCCGAAGCGATGGAAGGCCGGTTCTACAACCAACAGAGCTTTGATCGATCACAGAATCCCTACGGCGGTTTTATCGGCTACTCATCGAACCCATTCAGCAGAGCGTATCAGGGCAACCTTGCTGGCATTTCAGGCATCATCGGGCAGGGCATGTCTGGCGCTGCTCTCAATCCGTTGCAAGCAGAGTTCCAGCAGTTGGGTCTACAGCAGCAAGTAGAACAGCAGAGCTACGCTTTTGGCAACAAGGCTGCTGGACTCAATAGAGACTTGAAGTCCAACAGCAGACTGAAAGCGCAAGTCAACGCTGAAATAGATCAGACGAAAGAAGCCTATGCCGCATTCAGCAATGCACGTCAGGGCGGCGACAAAAACCGTGTCACTGATCAGATGGTTGAACAGGCAGGGAGGTATGTGGCTGCTCTCGAAAAGATGAAGCAACTAGAGGAAGATCGTGTAGGCATTGAGTCGAAAATTGCTGAACTGAATCGAAGCCAGATACAAGACGCTATCGAGTTGGTGAAGATCAGGCGTGATCAAGTCAATGCTCAACTTGCTGGCGAGAAAGGTCAGTATCAGAGTGGCGTAGAAAACTATGGCATGATGGACGTGGGCCAGCGTTCGCTATTGGCGATGGTGGGCAGAAAGTACAAGCAAGGCGGCTTTGACAGCTTGACGCCTGAAGAGTCTCGTATGCTACTTCAGACGCCGCTTGCTGAAGACGTGAAGAAAGATTCACGAGAGAAGTTCGGCAAAGAATATGAGGACATTTTCTACAAAGGAT